GATTTAAACAAAGCAATCTGGTATATCCAGCGCGAAATCGCCAAGCGTCAAGCCGATAAGGAGTGTGGAAAATGATATTAGAACTTGATGATGATTTTACAGACGATATTACCGTGGCCAATTTAGCAGAAAGCTACGTCTCAATATCCAAAAATATAAAAGACGGTAAAAATTGGGATGAGGAAGACATAGCCGATTGGAAAGCACTACTGCCAGCTCTTATGGCCGTAGGCAAATGGTATAGCGTAGACTTTCAAGCAGATATTAAAAAAGCTATGAAGAAAAAATGAAAAAATATACAGCCGGTGATTTAGAAACAGCCATACAACAAGTGTGGCAGACCAGTGATGACTTAGAACTATTCTATAGGTATCACGGCGATGCCGAAAAGCCAATGACAGAAGATGATGTGGCTAATACCATATTAGGTTTAAAGCTGTTGCATGACATGCGTATCTGGTACGCCCAAGATATGCACTGTAGAGTGTTTGAGTTAAATCAGTACTGTACTGATCCAGAAAAATTAGCAGTAAGAGATGATGTGTTTGGCGATGTAGAAGCCTATTTAAACAAAAAGAAGAAAGGAAGTAAAAAATGACAGAAGAGCAAATTTTAGCGAAGTTAAACGAGTTTCCAGCAACAGTGGAATTGCCAATCCAAGATTGGAATGTGTTGGTCAATGTTTTAAATGCGCCACAGCAAGTACAAACCATTGTGTTGGCAAGATTTATAGATGTACTTCAAGTACAAATTGGGCCACAAGCAGCTAAGGCCCGTGAAGCGTTAGATGCAGTAAAAAATGCTGATGGAGTGGCAGTAGAACTAGAGGAAAAAAATTGACAGACAACTTCATTAGGCAGTTCCTAAAGCACCGCGGATTTAGTGTTGACATCCAAAAGGCAGTTGACGAAAAGACTGCCAAAATTTCTGAAGAGCAGGAAATGAAGCACCGCCTGTTAGCGGAGGCCATGACTAAGCAGTTTGTTAATGACATGATGCCAATGTTTAGGAAAAAGATGGAAAGCCAACAAAAGGCCGAAGAAAAGCCCATTAGGAAGATTATTATCCCAGGCGACGAATAGGGGCGGTTTTGCAAGGTTATTTGCATTATTGTATATAGGACACGTCGTGAGACGCTCCTTTCCCCACTTCGGCTGTAAATAAAGCCGCAGGTTCCCAGGCTTACCTGCATAGAAAACTGGGATTTTTATACACATTACACACAACACACATAGGAGTTATACATGTTAAACCCATTTGAACTACGCTTTTCTATTTTTAACGCAGCTAAAGATCTAATGATCAAGCAACACGAAGCCAATATGGCGGCGTGGGAAGTGTTAAACAAGACAACTAAAGAGGCTGCAGATTTAGCCCCAGCTTTCCCAACAACGGAAGAGATCATTGACAAGGCTATTGAAATCAATACCTTTATCAGCGGTCAAACAACTAAAGAGTTAGCTGGCATTGCCAAGAAGATGGCAGGCGTTTCGGTTATATTCTAAGCGGTACTGCCCTTGTAGCTCAGTTGGTAGAGCACCTGATTTGTAATCAGGGGGTCCCGTGTTCAAATCATGGTGGGGGCACCAATTCTTTACAATCATTTAGGAAAACTTTACAATGGCAACTAAACCCGGTTTGTACGCCAATATCCAAAAAAAGAGAGAACGTATCGCAGCAGGATCTGGCGAAAAGATGCGTAAGCCTGGCGCTAAAGGCGCTCCTACTGCAGACGCATTTGTGCAATCAGCCAAGACCGCCAAGAAAAAGAAATGAACGATTTTAAAAAACTGCCTAAAATGAAAACAGGCGGGTCAGTTTCCTTGGCAATTGGCCGCGGTGAAAAGCTCCCTGTATCACAAGGCGCTGGCTTAACAGCAAAAGGCCGGGCTAAGTATAATGCCGCGACCGGATCAAATTTAAAGGCACCTCAGCCTCAAGGTGGTGCACGTAAAGACTCATTCTGCGCTCGTATGAGTGGCGTTAAAGGTCCAATGAAGGACGAGAATGGTAAACCAACCCGCAAAGCAGCGGCACTAAAAAGGTGGAAATGTGGCAGCTAAAAAGCTAGTACCTAAGTTTGAACCAGTTATGTGTGATCAGATGATCAACATGGGTAAGGAAGGCGCATCGCAAAAAATGATGTGGAGCCAACTTGGTATCTCAAAAAACACTGCTGATGCATGGAAGAAAAAGTACCCAGAGTTTGCTGAGGCTTTAGATATTGCCTTGGTACATGCTCAGTCATACTGGGAAACACAACTCCTAGCTAACGTTGAGAATAAAAACTTCAACAGCCGCTTGGTGGAGATTGCCCTACGTGGACAGTTTCAGCAAGATTACCGCGAAACCCGCGATACAAAAATTGATTTAAAGGCTGAAATCAAGGTCGATTATCAAAAAGAAATCAACGAATTGTTGGCCGCCCTCAAGACCTAACTATTTATTTTTTCAAAAAACCCAAAAAAGCGAGTCTAAATGGCTCGCTTTTTGCATTATTATATATACGATAAACAGACTTGAAAGACAAAAATGACAGCACATGCACTTCTCAGTGCTTCCGGCTCTAAACGGTGGCTATCCTGCACACCTAGCGCCAAATTGGAAGCCACCCTCCCAGAACAAAAACGCGGCAGCACTGCTTTTGACTTTAGTCAAGAAGGCACTATGGCCCACGCACTGGCGGAAGCAAAGCTACGACATTATTACAATCAAATAGGAATTGAGGAGTATCAGCATGAAGAAACAATTATCAAAGCAACACCCTACTACAACGACGATTTCGAGGCTCACGTCGATAGCTACGTTCTATATGTCCGTAGCCAAATCGGCGAAGGCGATACCCCATTATTTGAACAACGTGTGGATTTCTCTGACTGGGTTCCTGACGGCTTTGGTACAGCCGATGTGGTTATACTTTCTAAGCACGCCATTCGCGTCATCGACCTTAAGTTTGGAAAAGGCATCCCCGTCCACGCGCAAGACAACCCACAGTTGCGACTATACGCGCTCGGTGCGTACAGCAAATTCAAAGAAGAATACCCAGAGCTCAAAGAAGTCAGCTACACAATCCACCAGCCCCGTCTTGACAGCATATCTACCGACGGAACTACTATCGCCAAGCTCGTCGATTGGGCAAACTACTTCGTCAAACCCAAAGCCAAAAAAGCGTGGAGTGGCAGCGGTGAGTTCCTTCCCGGTGAGTGGTGTCAATTCTGCCGCGCGAAAGCGCAGTGCCGCGCCCGCAGTGATTACAACACGGAACTCGCCAAGCAAGAGTTCAAAGTCCCAGCCCTCCTTAACGAAGAAGAAATCAGTGAAGTCCTCATCAAAGCCCAAAACCTCCGCACGTGGGTAAATGACGTAGAGGAATTTGCGTTAACCAGAGCGGTAGAACAAGACATTGTGCCACCAGGGTTTAAGTTAGGCACAACAATAACGCATCGTAGGATCAGTGATTCACAATTAGCGGCAACAGTATTAGTTGAAAAAGGTATGAGCCCAGAAGTTATCTGGGAACCACCTAAGCTCAAATCTATTTCAGTGCTTGAAAAGCTCGGGCCCAAGGGCCAAATAGTGTCGTGGCTTGGAGACCTTGTACAAAAGCCAGAAGGCTCACCTAAGTTAGTTAAAACCAAAGAGGTGGATGCCAAAGAGGACTTTGCATGAGTACATGGTTAATTGCCGCGATGGGCGTGGTGTATTTTATAGTCGCCTGTGACCAGTTTTATAAAGGTGGTATTGGCACAGGTATCATGTTTTTAGGTTATGCCATGGGCAATGTGGGGTTGGTTATGGTAGCAAAATAGGAGCCTATATGTTGGTAGAGCACTACGGGTCAAAGTTTGAAGTGCCTGATCTGTTAATTCATCATTTTTTAAAAAATTTTGATTCTCTACCTGGAAGTGGATACCGCGAAGGAATCTGCCAAATTAGAAATTCAATTGATGAGATTTTAGATATAGTAGCAGAAGAACCTGATATAATTGAGGAACCAGAGTACCGAGTAGATTTCATTAGGGCACTGGCAATGCGTCAAGCAATGGGTAGATTGGGTATTTTGTATGATTCCTAGTCTTTATCACATTGTGAAATAAAAGGCATTTAGATTTTGCATTATTATGTGTACGGGTAGACAGATTGGCCCCGACTGAAGTCCAATCTTAATGTTAAAAAGGAATTACTATCATGGCATCAAAAACAGTAAAAACCAAGTTTGTAACTGGTAAAGTTCGTTTCTCTTACGCTAACGTGTTCGCACCAGCTGAGACACCGAATGGCACATTGAAGTACTCAGTATCAATCTTGATTCCTAAGTCTGACAAAGAGACTGTGGAACGTTTTAAGAAAGCATTTGAGGACACCAAAGTAGCTAACGCCGTAGTATGGGGCGGTTCAGTTCCTAAAGTTTTAAAAGGTGGTTTACGTGATGGTGATGCAGAAAAAGATGACGCAGCATACGCAGGTCATTATTTTATTAACGCCAGCTCTAACGAGAAGCCCGGCATTGTTGACGCAGATTTGAATCCAATCATTGATACCAGCGAGTTTTACTCTGGTTGCTATGGTCGCGCTTCGATCACATTGTATCCGTACGATACAAGCGGCTCCAAGGGAATTGCTGCAGGTTTAAACAACGTGCAGAAGTTAGCAGATGGTGAGAAGTTTGGTGGAACAACTTCCGCAGCAGCAGACTTTGCAGTTTAAGTTTTAGTAGTACCCAGTAGATGGGCTAGGGAGGCGTAGAAACTGCGTCTCCCTTTTTGCCCTTAAGACCAACCATATAACAAGAAAGATATCCATGGATCAATACAGAGAATACATTGCCGCCAGCCGTTACGCCCGCTATCAAGACGACAAAGGTCGCCGCGAGACTTGGGAAGAAACAGTGCAGCGCTTTGTAGACTACATCTTTAGCCGCACCCCCGCAATAACCGATAACACAGCTTTAAAAGATGAGTTATTTTCTGCCATTAAAAACCATGAACTTATGCCGTCAATGCGAGCCATTATGACAGCAGGAAAGAGTGCCGATCGTGACAATACTTGCGTATATAACTGCAGCTATCTCCCGGTGGACGACGTCAAGTCCTTTGACGAAGCCATGTTTATTTTGCTCTGCGGAACTGGCGTTGGATTCTCAGTTGAATCCAAGTACATTAACCAACTGCCCGAAGTGCCAGAAAAAATGTTTGATTCAGAGCATACCATCGCAGTCCATGACTCCAAAGAAGGATGGGCCAAGTCATTACGTTTACTCCTCGCCAACCTTTGGGCTGGAGAAATTCCGAAGTGGGACGTGTCCAATGTCCGTCCTGCCGGAGCGCGACTCAAAACATTTGGTGGAAGAGCTTCCGGGCCAGAACCATTAATTGATTTATTTCAATTTGCTGTAGCTACATTTAAACATGCAAAAGGTCGTCGCCTCAATTCATTAGAGTGCCACGACTTGATGTGCAAAATTGGTGAGGTGGTTGTAGTGGGTGGCGTGCGTCGCTCTGCAATGATCTCTCTATCTGATCTTGATGATGAAAGGATCCGTCATGCTAAAGCTGGACCTTGGTGGGACACTGCTCCGCAC